ACAACGGAGGTTTTATGAAGGGTGAATGTAATCTATTTGACGTAGAGATGTTGGTTGACATTACAGTTCAGTTCACAAACGAGGACGGGCTGATCATCTTAGACTCTGTTAAGTGGTACGGTGTTGAGCTGGTCGAGATGATTGGTCAACACGTTTACGATAAAATTGTTGAACATATTGTTGACGAAGAACTGTGAGCTGTGTTTATAATCTATACAGAAGCAGAAAAGTTTAATTTAAAAATATTATCTTATAAGGTATTTAACCTATGAGTATCTCTAAAGAACAGAAAGTAAGTGAGCTTGTTGAGCGACAGCTTGAGACGTTAACGCTCATTGAGGCTATGAACATTGCAGGTAACTTCTTCTCTGACTTGTTAGAATCAATGGACGACGAAGAAGTTGACGAGCTTTACACTGACATGGGGGCAGGCCGTTATGGCATTCACTGAGACACATCAGCCTTGTTCTGATTGCGGTAGCAGTGATGCGTTATCGTACAATGAGGACGGCTCTAGTTATTGTTTTAACTGTAGCAAGTACACGAAAGCCGACAAGGTAGATAACGTCAGAGAGCTAGGTTCTATCAGCGATAAGCCTAAGCCGTCATTCACCCAGACAGAACATCGTTTAATCACAGCGGAGTATCGTACGATTACTGACCGTTTGATTACAGGAACGACGGCGAAGAAGTACGCAGCACTCAAGCAGGGTGACGTTACAACATTCGGTTACTATAACCCTGACGATCCAACAAAGCCGATAGCTGCCAAGGTTCGTAACCCTGACAAGCGGTTCAGTATCATTGGAGATTGGAAGCAAGCAGGCTTGTATGGACAGCACTTGTTCTCTGAAGGTGGTAAGTATGTAACTATCGTTGAAGGTGAGTATGATGCGTTAGCGGCTCACCAAATGACAGGTAGTAAGTTTCCCGTTGTCAGTGTCCGTAACGGTGCAACGTCGGCGGCAAAGGACTGTCGCCTCTTTTATGATTGGCTGAACAGCTTCGAGAACATTGTTATTTGTTTCGATGCTGACGAGCCGGGACAGAAGGCAGCGAAGGAATGTGCTGATCTGTTCGGTAACAAAGCAAGGATTGTTAAGCACGTCAACGGCTACAAGGATGCGTGTGATTATCTTGTTAACAATCAGTCGGAGATGTACACCAAAGTATTCTGGTCTGCACAGCCTTACACACCTGAAGGTATCGTGGGTGCTGGTGAGCTACGTGATCTGATCAAGAAGCCGCTTGTTAAGTCTAAGGTACAATACCCCTTCGAGGGGCTGAACAAACACCTGTACGGTATACGCACAGCAGAGCTGGTTACTATTTGTGCAGGCTCTGGACTAGGTAAGTCTACTCTCCTACGTGAGGTAGTCAGTTCCATCATGGCACAGTCTGAGGATAACCTTGGTCTGATGTTTCTTGAGGAGACACCTGAGCGTACCATGCGTGGCCTTGTAGGTCTTGAGCTGAACAAACCTATCCACTTACCTGACTGTGAGTACGACGATCAAGACATTGACCTTGTTTACGATACGATGGACTATGAGAACCGTGTCTATCTCTGGGAACACTTCGGTAGTAACGAGATAGAAAACGTACTGGGCAGGATGAGATACTTCGTCAAGGTACTAGGCGTACGTTATATCGTACTGGATCACGTCTCTATCTTGGTCTCTGACCAGAGCAACGGCGATGAACGACGTGCCTTGGACATGATCATGACTAAGCTACGCACGTTCGTACAGGAGATGGGTATTTGCATGTTCCTTGTGAGCCACCTACGACGCCCTGAAGGGAAGCAATTGGAGGACGGTGCTGTCACTAGCCTTGGTATGTTACGTGGCTCTGCGTCGATTGCACAGCTCTCTGACGCCGTCATCGGTGCTGAACGTAACAGTCAGAGTGACGATCCCGTTGTTAGAAACACGACCGTGCTGCGTGTGTTGAAGAATAGGTACACTGGCAAGACAGGAAAGGCATGTGAGGTTTTCTACAACGAGGCTACTGGACGACTAACACAACGTGAGGAAAAGAATGATGTCGCATTATGAAATTACTTTATCTGAAACTGAACAGAAGGTTGCTGAGTACATAGCAAAGAAACGCTTCGAGTCTGCTAGAAAGATGGGCATACCTAATAACAGAAAAGGCCCGCAATCAGATCACGAAACAGATCTGGAAGGTGTTGCATCTGAGATGGCAGCAGCTAAGATTTTAAATGTCTGGCCTGACCTAGAGGTAGACGTGATACCTGACCATGATCTGTTAGTGAAGGGAAAAACATTAGATATTAAAGCTACCAAGTATGTTACCGGACATTTGATTGCTGGCGTACATAAAAAAGGAAAGCCTTGTGATTGGTATATGTTAATGATAGGAACCTTCCCAACCTACAGAGTAGGTGGACTTGCCAGACGTGAGCAGTTATTATCAGACAGTACACTTAAAAACTTTGGATCTGGTATGCTTCACGCCATGAAACAAGAAGAACTACTATCGGTCGATGATTTTATTGGGGAACTTATTGAATGAGATGTATAGCGTGTGACGTAGAGCTAACAGACTACGAAGCAACAAGACGATTCGCTGTTAGCCAAGAGTTTGTAGATTTGTGCAACAAGTGCTTCGCTGTTAGTCTAGATGACGGTGATGTAATTGACCGTGCTGATCTACGAACACTCGCAGACATAGAGGAGATGATACACCATGAGCAAGATTGGGACTTGGATATTGGAACAGGAACAGTTGACGGAGACTTACCAGAAGTTTAACCACGACGCTGAACGTAACGAACTGAATGAGAGATACGATGAATACCTGTTACTTGGACATAGAAACTACTTTGGATCACTCAACGATCTGGTGTGCCGTTACGAAGGTGAAGAACAACACCCAAGTACATACGACACCAGAGTCTTTGAAGAAGGTGTTGAACAATGCTGAAGAAATTGTGGGACATAATCTCATCGGCTTCGATGTTGGTGTGCTTGATCGTGTTTGGAACGTACGCATCCCTAGGCATCTTATTGTGGATACTCTCTACCTCTCCCGACTCTACAACCCCAGCCAAGATGGAGGACATTCACTGCGTAATTGGGGAGCAATCCTTGGAGGAACAGGGAAGCTCGACTTCACAGACTACGACGGTGGACTAACAGAAGAGATGATCGAGTACTGTATCGCTGACGTTGAACTGACTGAGCGGGTACATAAGTGGCTTGAACTACAAATATACAAGGAAGGTTTCTCGCAGCAGGCTATTGATCTTGAGCATCGCATAGGCTGGATCGTGACTGAGCAGGAACGCAACGGCTTTAAGCTTGACGTACCCTTTGCAGAGAAGTTGATGATGGATCTTATGTTTGAGATGAACAACATCGAGTCAGAGTTACAAGCTATCTTCCCACCTATCGTTGAAGAACGCTGGTCAGAGAAGACAGGTAAGAGACTGAAGGATAAGGTAACAGTGTTCAATCCCGGTTCACGGAAGCAGATAGCAGAACGACTGCAAGGTCTGGGTGTTAAGTTTGACAAGAAGACTGAGAAGGGCAACATCATTGTCGATGAAAAGGTACTGGACAGTATAGATCTGCCTGAAGCCAAAGCTGTTGCACGTTACATGATGCTGCAAAAGCGAGTAGCTCAGATAGATTCATGGTTGAAAGCAGTGAAGGACGATGGTAGAGTACATGGTAGAGTCATCACTAACGGAGCTGTGACAGGACGTATGACACACCAGTCACCTAACATGGCACAAGTACCAGCAGTATCTGCGCCGTTTGGTAATGAGTGCCGCTCATGCTGGACAGTGGATGAAGGTAATAAGTTAGTTGGCATCGACGCCAGCGGTTTAGAGCTACGTATGTTGGCTCACTATATGGACGATGAGAGCTATACTAATGAAATCCTCAATGGCGATATTCATACGGCTAATCAACGAGCAGCTGGACTTGAGACGAGACCTCTTGCGAAAACATTCATTTATGCGTTTCTGTATGGAGCCGGAGATGCTAAGATCGGAGCTATCGTTGGAGGAAATAGCGTTACTGGACGCAGACTTAAAGAAACATTTCTTTCTAACACGCCGTCTCTTGAAAGAGTTAGAGGAGATATTCACAGACAGGCTGTATCAGGCATCCTTGATGGACTCGACGGACGAAAGCTCAGAGTCAGATCAGAACACGCCGCACTGAACACATTATTACAAGGTGCTGGGGCTATCGTTATGAAACAAGCTTTGGTACACTTGTCAGATAAACTACGTAACATCCCACACAAATTTGTTGCAAACGTCCATGACGAATGGCAAATAGAAACACCAGCACACTATGCTGATACGGTTGGACGTATGGGTGTACGTGCTATCAGAATCGCCGGTGAGACACTCAGCCTACGGTGTCCCTTAGACGGCGAGTATAGAGTAGGTAACAATTGGGCAGAGACACATTAAGGAGAAACTTATGTCTGCAAACAAACTACCACCCATCACTGTACGCGGAACCGTCTACTGGTGCGAGCGTAACAAGCTCAACAAGTACAGTAACAAGTACCAAGTGCAGCTTGGCAACCTCAGCGAGAAAGCTGTTGAGGCCATTGAAGAGATGGGTATCGCACCAAGCAACAAAGGTGATGACCGTGGCTTCTTTATTACAATGAAGTCTAACAACCCTATGCGGTTGACCGATGCTGACGGTACTGAGATACCTGAAGATGTGTTAATCGCTAACGGCTCTGAAGCTATTGCTGTTGTCGGTTACTACGATTGGTCTGTTGGTACTGGACGTTCACCATCCATGATCAAGATGAAGGTTACTAACCTGATCGAATACGCTGACAACTCAGTCTCTGAAGCAGAAGCGTTGTGATCCTGATTGATGGTGACATTGTGGCTTATCGTTGTGCCTTCAAGTGCAATGATGAGTCAGTCAAGACTGCCTGTTATACTACGGGCAGTTTCTTGTCTGATCTGGTAAGCGATCTATACACTATGATAGACGGCGAGCCTGACTACCGTGTTTACCTAACAGGTAAGGGTAACTTCCGTAATGATGTAGCCGTTACTGCGCCTTACAAGGGTAACCGTAAGGACAAAGAAAAGCCTGTACACTTGCAAGCTATACGTGAATACCTAATCAAAGAGTGGAATGCTGTTGTATCAGAAGATGAGGAAGCTGATGACTTGATTGCTATCGACGCTACCACCATCCCTGACAGCATCATTGTCAGTCTTGACAAGGACTTCCAGCAAGTACCGTGCAGACATTACAACTTCAACAAACGTCAACTGACTTCTGTTAATGAAAAGGAAGGTCTGTTGTTCTTCTATCGTCAGATCATCATGGGTGACAAAGCTGATAACATTGTCGGTGTGTATGGTATTGGTGATAAGAAGTCTCAGAAGATCCTTGAAGGACTGTCAGAGATAGAGATGTTCAACAAGTGTGTTGAGTTGTTAGAGTCTGAAGAGCGTGTCATCGAGAACGCTAGGCTGCTCTGGCTACGCCGTGAACCTAATCAAACATGGGAAAGACCAAGTGAAGAAGAGAACTAAACGTAACATCCCAAAAGGATATGACAGTTGGTTTGAATATGATCTTCATCAGAAGTTCAGACGATGCGAGTACCATGTAGGTAAGTTAACATACACCCAAGTTAAAACGTACGAGCCTGACTTTGTATATTACAGTACACATTCCACTATATATATTGAAGCTAAGGGGAGATTTAGAGATCGTGCGGAAGCGAGGAAGTATGTTGACATCAGCAACGGTCTTGGGGAGGAGGAGGAGCTGGTATTTGTCTTCCAAAACCCCAGAACCGCCATGCCCGGAGCAAGACGTAGAAGTGACGGGACAAGATACACCATGCAAGAGTGGGCAGAGAAACAGGGCTTCACATGGTACACACCAGAAACCTGTCCTGCTGGATGGAGTAAAAAGCAATGACTAGACATCTTGTAATACCTGATACGCAAGTAAAACCCGGTAACAGTGTTGATCATCTATACTGGGCCGGTAAGTATGCAGCCGCAACAAAGCCTGACGTTATCATTCATCTGGGGGATCACTGGGACATGGAAAGTCTCAGTAGCTATGACGTAGGTAAAAAGTCCTTTGAAGGACGGCGGTACACACGAGACATACAAGCAGGACAGAACGCTATGGAACACTTCCTAGCGCCTATCGAAGCAGAGAAGGAACGCTTGCGTAGTAACAAGAAGAAGACATGGACACCACGGATGGTATTCTTGTTAGGTAACCATGAACAACGGATTGAACGTGCTATTGAATCTGATCCGAAACTAGAAGGACTTATGAGTTATGATCATTTCTTATTGGAAGAAGCCGGATGGGAGGTTGTCCCTTTTCTACAACCAATCATCATCGACGGCATCGCGTACTGCCACTACTTCACGAGCGGAGTCATGGGCAGACCAGTCACCTGCGCAAAACTCATGTTGCAAAAGAAGTTCATGTCGTGCATCATGGGACACGTGCAAGACAGAGACATAGCCTACGCACGTAAAGCAGACGGTAGTAACATCACTGGATTGTTTGCTGGTATCTACTACAACCATAGTGAAGACTACTTAAACCCACAAACGAACGGTAGTTGGTCTGGAATCTGGATGCTCAATGAAGTAGACGACGGCTCCTTTGATGAGCTACCTATTAGTATGCAGTATCTTAGGAGGAAGTACGGATGAGTGTAGACAACGCAAGTCCTGAAGAGTGGGATACAATCACGGCACTAAACAATCTTTCAATACGAAAGAAAGCAGACCCTGTAGACCAACCTGACCACTACAACAAAGGTGCTGTTGAGGCTATAGAAGCTATCAAGGCATCCATGCCTGAGCATGAGTTTCGTGGTTATCTTAAGGGTAACGCATTGAAGTACCTCTGGCGCTACGACTACAAAGGTAAACCCATCGAAGACTTACGCAAGTGTCGGTGGTACATTGACAGATTGATTAAGGAATTAAATTAATGGACGCATATCAACAGTACATTCACAAGTCCCGCTACGCACGTTACCTACCAGAGGAACAGCGCCGTGAGACTTGGGAAGAAACAATCGACAGGTACTTAAACTTTTGGATTGAGAAAGGTAATCTAACACTTGAAGAAGCTAACGGCATCTTCGCAGACATTCACGATATGGGTGTTATGCCTAGCATGAGAGCGTTGATGACGGCTGGTGACGCACTTGACCGTGACAACGTAGCTGGCTTTAACTGTAGCTACCTACCTATTGATCACCCTAAAGCGTTTGACGAGATGATGTACGTACTTATGTGCGGTACAGGCGTAGGTTTCTCTGTTGAACGACAGTACGTATCTAAACTACCTGAAGTAGCGGAGGAATTTCATGATACCGATTCAGTTATACACGTCGCCGATAGCAAAATTGGATGGGCTAAAGCTTACCGGGAACTTATTAGCTTGCTCTATTCAGGCCAACTTCCAAAATGGGACGTGTCTGGAGTACGACTTGCAGGGGCAGCCCTTAAGACCTTCGGAGGTAGAGCATCTGGTCCAGAGCCTCTTGTCGATCTGTTCAACTTCACAGTCAGCGTCTTTCGGGAGGCTGCTGGACGTAAACTTAGCTCCATCGAATGTCATGATCTCTGCTGTAAGATTGCACAGATCGTCGTCGTCGGCGGTGTACGCAGGTCCGCTCTCATCAGTCTGTCTAACCTCACTGACGATAGACTCCGACGATGCAAGTCAGGCCAGTGGTGGAACGACAACCCTCAACGGGGACTAGCCAACAACAGTGCGTGTTATACAGAAAAGCCAGACTTTGAGGCATTCCTAAATGAGTGGAAAAGTTTATACGAGTCCCGATCAGGAGAGCGAGGTATGTTCTCTAGAGTCGCAAGTCAAAAGCAAGCTGCAAAGAACGAGCGACGAGATGCTACCTATGATTTTGGAACTAATCCATGTAGCGAGATCATCCTACGACCTAACCAATTCTGCAATCTATCGGAAGTTGTTGTCAGGTCAACCGATACGTTGTCAGACCTTAAACGAAAAGTACGTGTTGCGTCTATCCTTGGAACTTTACAGGCTACCTTAACTAACTTCCGTTACCTTCGTAAGATATGGCAGAAAAATACTGAGGAAGAAGCGTTACTAGGTGTATCACTAACAGGTATCATGGACCATCCAACCCTATCAGGAAGGAGAGATAAAGGTGTTCTCAAAACTTGGCTTACTGAACTCAAGGAAGAAGCAATTAACACTAATAAGGAATGGGCTAACAAGCTTGGTATTAATACTAGCACTGCCATTACTGCTGTTAAACCTTCCGGTACTGTTAGTCAGTTGGTTGATTCTGCATCTGGCATCCATCCTAGATACTCGGATCAGTACATTAGACGAGTTAGAGCAGATGCAAGAGACCCCCTCTGCCAAGTCTTAGAAGCCGCAGGAGTTCCTGTAGAGGACGATGTAATGTCACCCAGTACCAAGGTATTCTCCTTCCCTATAAAGTCTCCTGACGGGGCTGTGGTGGCCTCTGAGATGGGTGCTATGGAGCAACTTGAACTATGGGAGATCTATCAGGACTTCTGGTGTGAACACAAACCATCAATGACTTGTTATTATCGTGACGATGAGTTCTTAGAGGTGGGTCAGTGGTTGTACAACAAGTTCGATAAGATCAGTGGTGTATCGTTCTTGCCGTACTCAGAGCATACCTATCAACAAGCACCTTATGAGCCTATTGACTTAGAGACTTATGAGACGTTGAAGGCAGAGTTCCCAGAGACTATTGAGTGGAACATCTCTGAGAACTCTGATATGACTGAAGGATCACAGACGTTAGCCTGTACAGGTAACAACTGCGAGATCTAAACTAGGGGGCTTCGGCCCCTTCTTCTTTAACTACAGTAGTTGTTGTACCAACAGGACTACCCATTATCGCCATTGCAGTTCCAATAGAATTGTTTAACAAAGGAACCTGCATAATATGATTCCAAGCCTTCTCAACATTCTTTGCTGGATCTTCTGATATAGGCGCTGTTATCAAATCAATACCTGCCGCAGTTCCTTGTTCAATCAAACCACCCGCAGGCGCAATAGAAGTAACAGCCCACTCATAGGGGTTAGCTTTAAATCTGTTGTACTGGTATTGCGATGTTGGTGCTTTGTTTAAAGTCATAACAGAGAGTGGTTGATCTACCAACGCTTTAAACAATAACTCCTCTCCTGTTATTTCGTCCTCTCCTCCAGAGAAAACAAAGTCACGAGCCTCATCAAGAACAGCGTAACCAACACCAGCACTGGCGATGTACAAAGCGGCATTCTTAGCTGCCTGTCCTTCGTTACCAGCTGTTAATTCATCAATTACTTTTTTACGCAGTAAAGATCTTTGTACAATAGCAAAACCCATCAACGTATATAGAGGACGTATTACAGGGTTTGTTGACCAAGCCAAAGGTCTCCCCGCTACTGAAGTAAGCTGCTGTTGTCCTAGTCCTGCATATGCAAGCTCAGACATAAGCTTCAACTCTTTTTCTGACATGCCTTCAAGGTTTTTACCGTGTCTTCGGAAAGCATTAATGATAGTAAACCTTTCTGCTTCAGAGAAATAGTTACCCCACTTCTCGTTAAACTTTCCTTTCTTAGCTAAGTCATAGCCGTTTTCAATAACGCTATTCATTACAGCACGTTTACCTATCTTATCCATGCCGCTGAACAACGTCCACTTCATCCCCTTCTCAAGACCTTTAGCTGCAAACCTGCTTGCTTCTCTTATCGCAGAAGGATCATCAGACATTCTACCGACTTCATCAACAAGCTTGTTAGCAAACTCTCCTTGAGTCTGTCTATTAATACCTGTTAACTCAGGGTCTACAAAACTTTTTTGATTTCTATCAAACGCTCGTTTAGTCCCACGAATTGTAGCAGCAACTCCGTTGAGCATAGGAGATACAAAAACATCGTGAAGGTTCAACACAGCAGACTTCAACGACATCAATGTGCCGCCATAAGACAAAGTAGATATTAACTGAGCCACAGCAGGAGCGTGTTGTTGAGAACCAATAACCATGTCCTCAATAATTCTAGCACCTCTTTCAGCTACGTTGTCAGGAAGATCTTCAGAGAGGCGACGAGCTACAGCCTGAAAAGCTTCTTGGCCTGTTGGACTTTTAACACCCAAAGATCCTACATCAATACGCTTTGTTATCTCATTTAAAAAGTCGTTTTGGTTAAGTAACTTAAAGTCAGTTAAAAAAGGATTTTGATACTGCTCAATCATTTCATCAGTAGCTGCTGCCCTGTTACGCAAAGCACGCCTAGACTGGTCCTGTTGAACTTCTAAGTAATTTTTTCTACCACGTTTTGCATACGCAGCTTTCTCACCTAGCTCTTCGATAGGTTGCATTTGTATGTGTAATCTGTCAGTTAAAACTGAGGTTTCTTCGCCTATGTTAAAGCGATGTTCTTTAAACAACTGACCTCTAAAGTTTAAATAGTTATTGACAGCACGTATCTCTTGACTTGAAACACCAGCGTCAGACAAACGCTTAAAGAATTGAGATCTGTTGTTGCCTTTTAAGCCACGAGAATAATCCAGCATAGCTTTAGCGGCTTCTTTATTAGTTCGCCACAGTTGGATAACAGGAACTACAGGAAGAAGATAATCATCGTAAGCTCTATTCATCTTAACGCCAGAAGACTGTGCAGCAATAGTAGCAGCTCCTGCAATCTCAGGACTTACTTTGTAGTACAACGCGTCTTCAGCAGTGTCAATAGCTTGTGTTGTTAAACCTACGTCTTTTTGAGCCTGCCTTCCAAGAGTAAAAGTTACGCGCTTAGGTGCTGTTGTCATTCCCCGCAACTCAGAAAAATCTTCTGTCTTCTGTAACTGCTTGCGTAAGTTGTATTCTACCTGCATCTGCTCCCTAGCTTTTTGAAAGGCAGTAAACTGATCATCAATTGCAGGTTTAATATCAGCTTTCTTGTCTACTTTTCCTACTCCGGGAATGTCATAACCTTCTTTGGCGTTGCCAGTGGCTCGTAAACCACCGTATGAATAACCGCCTTCAACACGTTTTACTGCGCCTCCGCTGCCATCTGGTGTGACAGATCTTGCTTCTATTTGAGGACGATAGTCATCAGTCATCTTTTGAATATCATCAGCTACTTTACCGATTGTTTCAGATTCTTTAGCGGCTGACACCAAAGCAGACGCAGCAACGGCTTCAGGAGTTTTAGTCATTCCCAAACCAGCAATGTCTTTCAAAGCAGATGAAATCTTTGCAGGATCACGAGCAACTTGAACAGCACCGGCGCCTCCTGCCGTAGCTAAAGTAGCAGCCAAACGAGGACCAAACAAAGCGGCAGTGCGTTCTTCCATAAAGGGACGATCTAGATCAAGCGCCGTTCCTGACATCGCTTCACGAAGAGTACGAACATCCTTACCTGTTATTGCTTCGTAAGGAACACGACCAATAGAAGTGAAAGCATCAATAGTATCTACAGCAAGACCTACGCCAGCAGAAGACATTTCTTGAATACCCTCTGCTAAGTTCTCAAGCACAGTATCTTCAGCCGCTTCTAGTCTGTAAGCCGCTTCTGCCTGCTCTTGTTGTGCTTGTGTCAGCTCTGCTTCTAACGCTTTACGCTCTGGTTGTACACGTAACGCACGATAAGCATCAGCAACTGTCTGAAACTCTTCAGTGCCTTTCTTGTCTTCGTTCTCAACAAGCCAAGCAGCGTACTTATTTAACCTATCAGACATTATTAAAGTCCTACTATTTGATCAGCCTTAGTGGTAAGTTGTGTGGACTCTTCTTCCTCTTCAGTTTCAACAGGTTCTGTTATAGCTTGTTCGCCCAGTTCAGCACGACGTTGTTCTAGTAGATCATTAATCTGATTATCTCTAGCAATTCTGGCCAAACGTGTAGCTTCTTTTCTAACCGCTTCAGGATCGTCTTTAACAGTCATACCAAACGCTCCTGTAGTAACCACGTTTTCTTCTGCCTGTGTCATCTGTTCATCAATCTGAGCTTTAGTAGGCGGTTTAGTTTTTTGTCTTTCAAGCGTGCGAATATCTGAACGGATAGAGTTTTTTCTACCTACTTCTTTAGACACCTCTGCTCTAACGGCTCTATTAAGAGACTCTAGTGAGGTTTCTGCTTGCTTTCTCTCACCCGGATTCCATGTTTCTCCAGCTTCAAAGTCAGGCTGTTTAACTTCCGCTAACTCTGACAAGAATTGATCTTTTAATTGTGGGTCAATGTTAGCTTGATTGATTCTATCTTGTAAGCTACCAGTAGGAAGAGGTTCTTTTTTCATTGCTGCGTTTTCAGCGGCCCGTGTTTTAGCGTTTTTAAGCTGTAGTTGAAACAGTTCATCTCTTGCTTTATCTTCTTTTAGCTCATCAATAACATTACCAAAACCAGACTTGACTACATTTTGTTCAAACTGCTCTCTAGATTCAGCGGGAACATTATAATATGCTTGACTAATCGCAGCCTCTTGTTCTTGACGTTGTTGATTTTTTAACCGAGCCTGCGCAAACTCTCTATTAGTTTCAGCATCCTGTTCTGCTTGAGTACGTCCTGCAATTGTAGTAGGATCTACACCTGCCTGAACAGCAACACGACTCATTATTTCTTCTATACGTTGCTTTTCCTCTATTGTACCAGCAGCTTGTCTAGCGGCTTCAAGTCCACGCAAGCTTGTAAGAGATCCTTGACGTACTGCTTGATCTTTGGCGGTTGTTGCCTGCATTAACTCTTGAGGAGTCTTTGCAATACTTGCCATGTAGTCGGCTCTTTCAACAGCTCCCATATCACGAAGCATGCCCATACGTTTTCTTTCTTCTTCTTCTTCACGTCTACGACCCGGAGCAGCACCTATCTGTTGTGCAGCAGTAAACAACCCCTGAGCATACTGAGGCTGTGTTGCAGCTTGTACAAAACTTCTACCAAATCTAGCCATTATTTATACTCCTAAAATTAATCGCCAAAGCCGGGTAAACTTCTAACGCCTTGTTCTACTAGATCAAAAAAATTAACTCCACCAGATCCGCTTCCACTACCACTTCCGCTAAACAAACCAGACAACAAGCCAGTACCTGCTGCACCCATAAGGTTAGCCTGTCCTAAACCAGCACCAAGCAGAGCGTCAATGCCCGAAGCAGAAGCTTCGCCAAAGAGACCAGTACCGTACAACTGCGCTTGCTGTTGTTGTGCCGCAGCAGTTTGTCCGGGAGTTAAACCTTGAAGAAGCATTTGCTGTGGTAAATAACTAGACCCTAAGAACTGTCCACCCAACGCAGCTTGCTGTGCTTGTTCAGCCTGAGCTTGCTGCATAGCAGATAACATAGCTCTATTACGTGATTCTTCTTGAGCTTGAGCCATAGCTAGTTGCTCAGGAGTACCGCCAAACTGTGCAGTCTGAACACCAAGACGACCTTGAGCAGCCAACCGCTCTTCTAAAGCTAAACGCTGACGCTCTTCTTCAGGAGCCATAGCAGTTCGCATACGCTCATAAACAGCCTGTTCACGATCTGTTGTAGGCATAGCTGCTTGCTGAAAGAACTGTCCAGCACCGCCAAACATCTGTTGACGAAACGCTTGCTCTTCTGGAGAAACGCCCATCTGATATGTCATAGCTCCCGTTGTAGGATCTTGCATCATACCAAACTGACCACCAGTAGAAGTAGTTACAGTATAAGGTCTAAACGCAGCTTGACCCATTTGAGTCTCAGCTAGTTGTTGACCTAACGTTAAGCCACGTTCTCCAATATCACCCAGTCTTCCATAGGCAGAAGTAAGTAAGCCAAGACCAGCAAGACCTTGACCACCACCGCCTCCTAAGAAATCAAAAAGATTTTCAACGAAACCGGGATCTTGAGGTTGATTTTCATCGGCCATTGTTTTCTCCTAATTAAATCGTTTTACCAACTAGTGCTAATAAGTTAATTTCTTGAAGTGACATCTCAAATCCGTTTATGTCTGCTTCAAGTCCTACAACAACAGTAGCGCCAGATGAGGTAGCATTAACGCTTGATCTGTTTAATAAAAATCCTTGGTTGTACTTACCTATGTCATACTCAGCAACACCATAATATGAAGGTACTTGGTCTCCAAGATCAATACTTGCTGTTTTATAATTTGTATCAAAATCATACGCCCACTTTAAAAAGACTGCGGATGTGTTACCACCAAAGATAACTGGACGAATCTTCTTAAGTATTTTAATTCTAGAAGAATCACCAAAAGATAAACTAGGACTGTAATATTTAAAACGGTATGAAGAATTGTTATCAGTATATCCTTTGTACTCTCCTATACCACCAATAACGCCTATTAAAAGATCTCCGTTGTCTTTCCTGTGATACGCAGTAAACACAGAAGAAGGCCATCGAGTTACTCTGTACGACCCATCTTCTAAAGTTCCTTTTAAATTAAAACACAAAGTCATCTTTTGACTAGTAAAAGTTATTAAGTAAAAGTTTTCTTCTGGACTATAAACAGATCTAAAAAACTGATTCTCTTCTTGTATAAGCTGGATAATGTCTTTAGTAATTGTGTTACTTAGTTTTGTTAAAGGCAGTGACTTCTGCTGTATCACTCTGCCAAAACTTCTTAAACCTTCGTGTGACAAGAATAAAACATCGGTACCTGTATATTGTACAGTATCTCTGTCAACACAGCCTACTCCGTTTACTGTATCAAACAAGCTCATTGTTGCTGGTGCTTCAGCGCCTTGGTATACAACAATACTATGTCTACCGAATATAATTAACAATCCGTTGTGAGCCGCTAAAGATACAATCTCGTCATAACCGTCGGGCCATACTTTAGAAATGTCAATACTGCCGCTAGTACCACCTGCAAAGTCGTGACCAATTAACAAATCTGACCAGTACACGGTAGACTTGTCGTTGTTTACGTCAGCAACCCAGAGCCTACCAAATGCTGCAAGTACCTCGTTACCGTATTTTCCTGTAATACCAGCAGCGCCTGTGACGCTCGACAGTGTTACTACAGAAGAACCGTCGTACACTAAAGGTTCATGATTTATTTGAAAGAAGTAAGTCTTGTTGTTAAAGTTTACAATCTTCCAATTGTCAGCAGTAATTGTGTAACCACTAGGTGTTTCATCAACAAGCGTTGTTGTACCGCTGAGTATTTTATTGTTACCTACACTCAGTATTTCAGTGTTTCCTTGATTGTCTTCAAACTCATGAACAGCCCTGATAGCATTACTACCTAGAGGTGTAGCAGAAGTAGTTGTTAACGTATAGCCTTTACGTGCAGCAATACGACCACGTTTGTCAATCACAGCATTGTCTGCAATCTCAGCAAACGACGGATCTTGTGCCAGCGGCGAGTCTTCAGTGTTAACACCTTTGAACGCCGGAGCCAGAAGATTAATACTTTTCAGTTCTTGAGCCATATTAGATAGTCCTAAAGATCATCTCTTCTGGGTGCTTAGCTGCATCAATAGCAATAGCGTCTGATAGGTACTTATCGGCGATTTGAAAGTACTCAGCAGTAGAAGTACCTCCTGTTTCGCCACGCTCACGAGCCAACAAAGCTACAGCGAAATGTATTACTGGCTGTGAAGGAACAAGTAAAACATCAGTATCGCTAGTTAAAGGTGCTTGCCGCTTAATAACGTCAAAACGTAAATCATAAACACCATCAGGATGAGGGCTAACAAGTACTTTAGTATCACCAGCAGAATCTAAACCATCAAAAGTATAGTAACGCGGTGATCCAACAATTCCGTTATTAATATAGAGTTGCTCGTTAAACCAGTCTTTAGTTTGATAACCCATAAAACAGTTTTGAGTATCGTTAATTACAGACATGACTTTAACATTGTCGCCTGATCCTGTTAGTATTAACGAGTCGCTACCGACTAACGATGCTGTTTGTTTAATAATTGTATCTCGAAGTGCAGACCAATCAGCAGCTTCTTCTACTAACTGTTTAGCATCGTTAATAAAATCACCAGCCATTTTAGAATACGTATTTGCAGTTACTGTTGTTACTTCATCTTCTCTTAGACGACGCAATACGTTATTCATTATGTTTAAATATGTCATCCAAGTAGTCTCCCAAACAGACCGTCTAGTTCTCTTATATAATCTTTCTTTGGTGGTGCAATAAGTTGTTGTAATTGTACAGGGGTATAACCAATAGAAGTCATGAACGGTGTAAACTTATCTTTAAACATACCTTGTTGTGGTGCTGTACCGCCACCTCCACCGCCTTCACCGCCGCCACCACCACCGCCGCCTAAAAAGGGAACGCCAATACCAACAGTAAAACCGGGATCTGTCGGTCTATAGTCATCTATAACACCACCACTACCTTGACGAGGAAGCCCACCGGGATAACCGTAGTCTGGATCACCCATGTCACTGTAGTCAGGAATCTCTCCAGCAGTTTCTTGACCTGTACCGTTTTCTCCAGCACCATCACCGTCGTCTTCACCGTCACCTTCGCCGTCACCTTCACCGTCTTCTTCTCTAGGAGGTAGCGTAGGGAATGGAATGTCAATAGGCATGTCAGGATCTACACCTATTTCATCTTCAAGTGTAGTGTCTGCGTTGATATCAACTTCTTCTTCTAGCTCCGTTGGTAACTCTTCAGGTGGCCCTTCTAAGTCTTGCTGTGCTAACCACTCATCAAAACCACCAGCTTCAGCAATATCTATAGCAACTTCTTGTAGTTCAGCAGGAACTGTTGTTGGTCCAAAGTCTCCCTTAATTGCTGCAATAGCTTCAGCAGAAACGCCTTCTGGAATACCTTGTTCACCGATAATAGTTTCCATAAGAATCTGAAAAATAGTATCTTCTAAAGTTTCTGTTGGACCTATTTGATCTTCAGGTAGAATTTCCATATTACGATCAGCAGCACGAGAAGCAGTCATAGCAGCATCTTGAGCAGCATTACGAGTATCCATCATTCCAAACGTAGAAGGATCTGCTCTGACAGTACCACGCTCAAAAGCTGTAGGCGCAGATACACCACGAGGGTTTACTTCTCTTAAAAACCGCTCAATAGGAGTAAAACGAGGATCATCAAACACAGCCATATTATTTCTTCCAGTTAGCCAGACCACGTAGGCCAAACGATGCTGCCACAGCAGCGCCTAGAAAACCTTTGTACCACTCAGGCATAGAATCTAACGCAGCAAAGCCAGACATTACTACAGGAACCATAGAAGGAAAGAATGCAAGAACACACGGGACTGAAAACAAAATAGTAAACCATTCGTCTTTCCATGAGTTGTTTGCATTGTTAGCATGGATGTTTTCCCAGTTAGCGTCCTGCTGTATAGCTACCATCTTACGCTCATGGACAGCCTTCTTTTCTTCAGACTTGCGTTGAAGGTGTCCACCAACAAGATTAACAATAGGGCCAATCAAAGCCTGTATCATCTAGCAAACTCCAAGATAGCAATAGCCATAGTGACGATAATAGCAATAGAAGCAAAACCACCTGTCATCATCTTCTCAAGCTTATCAAAGCGTTGATTGTGTGCATCCAGTTGCATCTGAATCATTTCATAACGAATACTACACTCACGCTCATGAGCTTCTAACCGACTTATTGCTTGCTCTAGATCTGACATGATTATTCCTTACCACTCTGATGATCCACAGTTATCTGTGCATTCAGTTTACCTATCTCTACTTCTATTTTATTTAGCTGCCTACGTAACTCGTGTATCTCTACGTTGCGTTCTTCCAGAGCCATGATCTTAGCGTTCTGTATAAGATCGTCTGGTAACGCACCACGTAGACCCAAAGGCCATTCACGAACAAACGCAGAGTTTTCCAGTATGTTCATGTTTTGTATTTCTTGACCGTGTTCAATAGAGATGATACGAGTGTCAAGAGTTACGTAAGCAGTAGTAGCCATAACGATGCCAGCACCAAGAGCAACTAAGTTTCTTAGCGGTATAGCTACTCTGGTGTCGTCATCGATCTCAGGCATTACCAAGGCACGCCATCAACAGTAACAGGATCTTTCTGTTCTGCGATGTTAGCCGCTAGGGCCGCCTCAGTAGCTTCCTGATCGACTTCTTCCCATACCCAGCCCATAACAACTTCTTCTGTTAAATCGTCGTATGGAACGAATGAGGGGTCCTCAGGGTCATATGAGAAACTGCAAGTGCCGTAAGAAGAAGCAGAGTAAGTATCTTCTCCAACAGTTTCAGATTCAGTTACACGCCAGTGTGCGACGATAACGCCACCGTCTGATACGTGACGCTCAAGTGTTGCAATAGTCCATGTAGCCATTAGTTAGTCTCCAGTTGTGCCACTCTGGCACGTAGTGATTGAATTTCTTTTACAAGCATAGGCACTAGCTTTGAGTAGTCTACGCCCATCATGTCGTCTGAGTCTTCTGGTACTGACACAGCCTCTGGTGCAACGCTCTGTAATTCCTGAGCAACCATGCCGTACTTCTGGTGTGACCCGTCAGCCTTCCAGTCAAACGAACGTACTTGGATAGCGTCAATGTCGTCAGAAGCAGAAGGTGCGTCTACGATGTTTTCTTTGAGGCGTTGATCTGAGGAGGTGTTGTAGGCGGTAGCGGAGCCTGACGTTACAATGCTACCTACAACTCCATTTCCGTTTCTGAAGCGGATTGCTGTTGACGCCGAACTGCCTGTCAAAGTCGTTGTAGTAATCCCAGCTTGTCCGCCGTCTACAACTTTCACGTTTACAAAAGATTCTGATTCGCTTGTCTGACCAACCAACAAGTTGCCACTAGAGTCGATGCGGAGGCGTTCTAACTGGTTAGTAGCAAACTGCATACTGTTTGAATCATGTGCGTAATTAATGTAACCAGCATAAGTGTCGGAACCACTTGCCGAATCACCAAAGTGGATTGTGTTAGCGCCATTAGTTGGATTAGCTAACATTTGAATTACCGACTGACCAGCTGATGTGCCGCCAATGTAAGGAGTGCCTGACAGGTAAAGGTCTTTGAAGCGTGAATCTGACTTGCCTAAGTCAACGAGGTTGTCACGCAAAGCGGCAGAGCCATTACAGGGTCGGATATAACTTCCAATGTCATCGAAAAATAATCCAGTGTTTCCGCTAGTTATAAACAGCTCACCGTCACTTGTTCCGCCATCAGATAGCTTAGTACCAACGCTTCCCACGGTTGAGCCGTCTTTGTAGAAAACTGCAATAGACCCGTCAGAAGTTTCTCTGTTAAGAGACAGGACAGGATTACCGTCTCTAGTTGCCCAGAGTTGCCCATCTGCTTTTGCTTCAACGCCTACTGTGCCAATACCTGTGCCAGTCTTCCCAACCAACAAGTTGCCGCTTGCATCAAACCTAGCCATCTCCCCTGCGTTGTTATTGAACCGCAAGGCACCGCCGTTTGTAGCGTCTCTGTAGTGGATCTTTGCACCACTGTCATCGGCAGTAAAGGAAAGACGGGTGTTGTTAGTACCGTCAAACTTATAGACACGTAATTGAACGTCTGAGGCAGTGTCAACGATATCGACCTTGACGTCTGGTGATGTTGTTCCTACGCCCAAGGCATTAGTATAAGCAGTGCCTGACATGTAGAGGTCTTTGAAGCGGTTGCTTGAGTCTCCAATATCAATCGTATTGTCAGCATCGCCGCTAGAAGTAGCTGTAGATGTCCAAGGCCAAATAGCATTAGTAGACCCAGCATCAAAGAAAATCATGCTGTCGTCTGAGCCAATAAATAATCGACTTAGTTCAGTACCAATACTACCGACTGCGGTGCCGTCTTTTTGGAACTCTAAGATAGAGCCGTCATTAGTGTTTCGACCAAGAATGTGAGTGCCACTAGCAAACGTACCGACAATTTGTCCACTAGCGTTTAACTCTGCGCCTGCTGTGGCGTTTGATGTAGTAGTCTTACCAACCAGCAAGTTGCCGCTCGCATCTATACGCATGGCTTCTGACCAGCTAATGGCTGTGCCTGCTGTACCTGATGCGGCTTGCTGAAATTTAATTTCATTAGCGTCAAAGAATAAACGAGAGGTTCCAGCGGTGTACTTGTAGACCTCGCTGTTGTTTGTCTTGAATACATAGTTTGTGCCGACCATTCCGTCAACACCACCAGCCGAACGGCCGACAAGGTTCATGCCGCCTTGCTCGAAGTTTCTCCACGTACCGCTAGAGTTTTCTGGAGTAACGCCTACACCTACGTTCCCGCTCGCATCTATGCGGAGGCGTTCTGTGTTGTTGGTGCCAAAGATTAAAGGATTATTTTCATAGTGATAAACATAACCATCTTCAGCACTACTTAAACCTACGAAAAGACCGTCTGTTGATGCAGTGCCTGTTCCAGTATTTGTAATTCTTATGCCAGAAGAATCACTTGATGGCCTATGAACATGGAATACTTCTCTAGGCGTAGTAGTTCCAATAGAAACAAAACCACTAGCGTCGATACGCATGCGTTCTGCGTTGTCGCTTTTAAATACGATATTGCTATTTGCGCTTCCATTGCCTTGATCAGCAGACAAGATGAGGCTTCCGCCAGCACCATCTATCTGGGCATAAACTCCATCAGGGTTAGAGTCTTCAAGTCTTATAACAGGGTCAACAGATTTTAAATGCAAGGTTTGTGACGGACTGCTAGTACCAATACCAACATTATAGTTTTCATCAATAACAAACTTTGTAGTTCCGTTGTCTTTAATGCGAACTGCATCGTCTACAGTGCCAGTCCCATCAGCATTATGGTTAATGTCTAACGCACGACTACTACCACTATTTGATATTTCTAGAGCATTACCAGTTGTGTTGCCTTTTGTAATTACAAAGGCTGAAGAGGCTACATTGTTGTCAACTGTTAGCTTTTCATTACTAGCTGACCACGTTAACTTCGCAGTCGTACCCGTGTCTTCGTAGAAGCTAATGTCTCCGCCTTCCTCTGCAAGGAATATATTTTTAGTGCCTGCATCACTTGAAACAATAAAAGCTCTGTCAGTTTGGTTATTGTCGTTATCCACATCAATGCGTAAACTGCCCGTAGATTTAATCCAGCCGCTATTAAAAAATACGTCAGTACCATCAACAGTAAGGCCGTCGCTGACCACTGTACCCGTAACGTCGATGCCTGTGGAGGTGACAGCAACTTTTTCATTGCCTTGGTTATAAAGGCGTGTTTCTCCACCTTGAATGCCTAAGAAAAACCTAGTACCTGTGGAGTCTTCTAAAGAAAGGTTTTGCCCCTGTATTTGCAGGTTGCCTGTACCACCTTCAGCTATATAACTATTAGACCCATCATGATAAATCTGTAGGTCAGAGCCAGCACCGAAGACGGCCTTGTCGTTGTCGCCAAAGTTAATGTCAGCAGTTGTTGTTAGACCTGCTGTAGTAATAACACCGTCAACCTCTAGCTTCGTTGAAGGGTTGCTAACGCCAATACCAACATTACCATCACTTTTTATTCTAAGTTTTTCATCAGTAGCAGAAAGGCTAAATATAAAATTAGCAGTGCTTCTATGATCTATAAAATCCATTTGTGTTCTCCTGCTATGACCAAGCTACTGTCAGTTTATTGTTTACGCCTTCCATTACGTTTGTGACGTTAGAAGCTACTGAAACGTAACCAGCATTAGACGTTCCTGTTTTAACAAGACAGCTATTACCGTTAATAACACCGCTAAGAATATTGCTAGGAGTAGTAGGATTAACATAGATACAAGGTTCTGCTGCATCTGTTTTAGCTGTGTTACCAATAACTTGAAAGTGCTGTACGTCTTCAATAGTAATAGTTCTTTCAGTGTTGTTGTTACTAATAATTGCGTTGTTTGTGCCGTCTACTCTAGTAACGCCTTCAACCAAACCGTTGCCTTGTATTTTTACAGAGGATAGCCCTGTTACATTAGCATTAGCAAAAGAAATTCCCCCACCAATATGTGCGTTGTCACTAACTACAATCTTAGCTGTAGCTCCTTGAGACAAAGAGGTTATGTAGTCTATGTACTTATTGCCTACTACATTAAAGCTTTCTGTAAGCTTAGTAGTGTTTGTTATGTTTCCACCAATGTATGAGTTAACAATATTAACGTTGTGTGTTTCATCAGGAATAAACAATCTAGCAGTACCTGTTCCTGTACCTGCGCCAGTTGCAATAAAGACTGTACCAACATTACTATCGGCCGCGCCAATAGCTGTAAAGTCTGTAGTACCTGTAGTAACTATTTTATAAGTATTGGTAGCACGTATTTCGTCTGCGTTTTTAATTGCACCTTCTGCATTGGCTGCTCTAAACGGAAGAACATCACCAGTTAAGTACACATCATCAATTGTTAAGTTATTTGGGTTATCAACCTTAATACCACCACTAGCTAAGAAACCATGGGCTAAACGCACGTCTTGTTGTATCTGAGAACCGGGCAGTAACAAAAAGCTAATAGCGTCTGCTGGGTTTCTACAGGTACCTTCTACATGGAAGTTTGTAATTGAACATGATGTGTCGTGTTGACTAGAGCCTCGTATAAGCTTATTTACATAAGCAGTAGAAGCGTCTGTTTTTAAGAACACATTGTTAAAGAAAGCTTTGTTACCGTTAGTTAAATAAATCTGAAGCAGTGAGTTATCTTGTCCAGTTGTGTCAATAGTCGCTCGTGCTGTTATGTCTACAATCAGATTGTTTACATTTGCTTCTTCACAGCCCTCAATCCAAAACGCACCAGACGGGTTGTTAGAAAAAGACTGAGTAGAATCATTAATAACTGTGATGTTACTAGCGTTAAACTTTTTGTTGCGGTCAGCAGTTACACCACACGAAGCATAGTTTTTACAGATAGCGTTAGATATACTGTACTCGCCTCCAATAGCAAGGAAGTTAAACGATCCCTGCGGAGCTGCTGTAGTAGACGAAAAGTCCATCGGTGAGCCATCAACATTAAATGTAGCAGGCAATAGTCCTACGTCTTCTGCGTAAACATCAGAAACAATAGTTCTGCCTTTATGAGCAGTAATGTTGTTACTTCCGTCAAAGACAGCCTGATAAACTGCAAAGCTTTGGAACGACAAGTTCTTAAACACACATCCCTGAATAATTGTAGTGCCGTATGAGTTTACGCGTACTGCTGCAATACCGTGATGGTTTTCAAAACGACAGTTAGTTATGTGCGTAGTAGTTTCTTCGTTGTTAGCATTTACTTTTAAAAACGCGCTAGGCGTTGGCTCAATAGTATCATAACCGCCAAAGTTAGTAGTGGTATCAGTCCACGGCTCATTGCCGACCTTGTAGTCTCCACGACCGCCATCAAGAAAAATATTGTCTAAAGCAATTGTCATGGCTGTTGTGCCTGATCCGGCATCGCAGTTGAATCTACCTTGGTCTGAGTATGACGTACCTAACTTAAACTTAAAGTTACGCATACGACAGAACGCACCTTGGTCAACATCAATGGTTGTTGTAATCAAGTACGTTTTATTACCACCGTCTAACCAAGCGCCTGATACAGCTACAGAGTCCATTGCCGCTTGTAGTTCTACCGTATCGTCAAGATCGGCTGTGCCTGTACCTGTTCCTGCGCCTGTAGCAACAAATACTGTACCTACATTACTATTTGTTGCTCCAATTGAAGTAAAGTCTGTACTGCCTGTCGAAACAATTTGATACCTCTGTCCAGTAACAAAAGAACCAGCGGTTACTGTTTGAACACCTTTTGCACCAAAGGCAGCAGCAGAAGCAGCTAAGTGTACTTCACCAGAAGTTACAATAAAGTCTGCTGAGTCAAAAGAAGCAACGCCTTTATTAGATGTTGATGCGTTTTCACCAGCAATTGTTACAGTGTTACCAGTAGCAGAAGTGTCAATACCTTCACCACCAACAATGCTTAATACTTCTGAGTCAAGATCAATGGCAATAGTGCCACCGTCAGTTGTAACATCTAGATCTTGAGCAGTGACTTGGCTGTCTACGTATGACTTAATAGATTGTTGAGTAGCCAGCGCAGTCGCACTGTTGCTAGACATATTGTCTTGGTCAAGGATATCTGTAACTGTTACTGAGCCTGTACCAGACAAACCATTAAACTCTACAGTTCCTGCAACGTCAAGACTTGTAGCATTTACAGAAGTAAACGAACCAGCCGCAGTAGAAGAACCACCAATGACAGCACCGTCAATAGTACCACCATTGATGTCTGGAGTGTTTACGTCAGGAGACGTGATAGTTTTATTAGTAAGTGTTTGTGTACCTGTCAGCGTTGCAACGGTAGAATCAATATTAAAAGTTACTTCATTGCCTGAACCAGCAGTATCAATACCAGTTCCACCTGTAAGCAATAAAGTTTCTGAGTCTAGGTCAATGCTTAACGCACCACCTGAGTCAGCTTGGAAGTCTAGGTCTTGTGCAGTTACTTGTGAGTCAACGTAAGCTTTTACGGACTGCTGTGTAGGAACCAAAGTTGCGCTATCGGACGACATATCGTCTTCATCAACAAACGCAGTGATGTCAATAGTTCCATCGGAAATAGTTTCAAAGGTCAACGTACCTGTAAAGGTCGGACCTGCTAAATCAGACTTACTTGCAATAGCTACTGCTATATTATCAAACTCAACTTCAAACTCAGATCCACGTATAATTTTATCGGGATCGCCTGTGTTTAAAGTATCCTTTACTGCAAAGTCTGTAGTCTTAGTATAGTTCGACATCTGTAAGTCCTGTTGCAGAGAAAAAGAAAGGGAAAGAAAAGGGGCCATTGCTGACCCCTATTGGACTTATGCGTCGTATACAGCTAGTACCAAACCAGCTTCAGGACGGTATACCTGAACGCCGTAGAGAGTGTCAGCAGTGTACAGCGTTGAGAGGTACTCCTGCTTGTACTGAGTCTGTGAACGTACAGACATCTGCTCTGCGTGTACAAGAGCTTCTTTTTGCATGAGGATACAACCACGTACATTGGACTCAAGTGTTGGGCAGTTAGATGAAACGTAAACGTCTACACCGTAAAGGTTGCCGATAAGACCAGTGTTTACAGTCTGTCCTGATACGAAGTCAGAAGACGAGAACCGTGGAGTACCCATAATGGTGTTACGTACTGCAGGAGGAACAATAATGCAACGTCCGTCCATTGGTACGTCAGCATCGTCTAACTTTTGGATTGCTAAACGGAAACCGTCATCAGTAAAGTCGTCACCTGATGTAGTAGAACCTACAGCAAAAACGTCAAGACCTGAAGTTGCACCAAAAGAGTAGCTGTTGCTGTTGACCCAATCAGCACCAGAAGGAGCAGCAAGGTCAAGAGTACCGTCACCAAAACCAGTAGCAGCATTCATAAGGTCAGTGTCAACCTTAAGTGCCAACTGATAACCAGCATCTTCAGTGTAGAACTGACGGAGGCTGTTAAGTGCTTGTACTTCTACGATGTCTTCGATAAAACGTGAGTACTCGAAGTGACGATCAACAGAAATCTGCAATTCACCTTCTACGTTTGCTTGGATGTTGACAGCAGTGTCAGCAACCTTAGCAGAAGCAGCGCCACGGATGGGCTTAGGAATGTGAATTACATCGCCTTTCTTACCTGTCATTGGCAGCTTCTTAACAAGCGGAGCCATCTTCAGGTTCTTTTGATATGCAGCAATTACTTCGTCACTCCAGATTTCTGGAATAAAAGTAGCAGCAGCAGTTTTGTTGACGATACTTCCGCCGCCAACCGTACCGGGATAAGTTTGAGTAGCCATGATAATCTCCTAGATTATTTTACGCGACCCTCCGCATACGCTGCCATGATCTCATCGGCTAATGCTGTATAACGGTCAGGGTCTGTTCTCATAAGTTTAATAATATCGGCCCTTCGATATACTTTCTTCCTAGTCCCTTCGCTACTGCCTCGTGCATTACCTGTATTAGCTGCTTTTAGTTGTTGCTTACGTGCCTGTTTTTCAACATCGGCAGTTTGTTGAGTTACTGCTTTACGTTCTTTCCAGAGTGTAAACAGTTCATCAGCAGAGTCAGCATCATACTGTTGGTCAGCGGCTACAAATAATTGAGTCCTAATTTTTGAAGCTTTAATCCACTCAGCAAACTTGGGATCACCAAGGATCTCTTGCATGTCTGGGTGTTTAGTATTGAGAGTAGCCAATGCAGCTTGTTGCTTATACTGCGATGAATACTGCTCTGCTTCTCTAATCTTAGGATGATTCTCAATTGCACGATTAACAGCACCTTGTGGATCAGTGAAGTAATCTATATCTTCTTCAGGCTCAACGTTTTGTTGAGGTGCTTGAGTTGATGTTTGACTAGCAATGTAATCATCCACCACTTTACGAAGTTCTCCTACTTCACCTGACTGACGACCTAAAAGCTTTTCAGCCTCTTGGTGCATCTGTACAACTTCTTCCAAAGACTTACCTTGATACTTCTCTGGAATAGTAGGTTGCTCTTGAGGTTGTTCAACTTGTTCTTCTTCTACAAACTGAGTCTCAACTGCTTCTTCGTTTATATCGTCCACGTTATCCATTTCTGGTTGTGGGTCAACTAATGTTGCTCTTGACATTATTAAGCTCCGTGATTATAATCATTATGGAGTTACTGTTTACTACCTGCTTTTTCGTGTTCCCTAACCCACTTCATGTGCTGCCCGGGAAAATCCCCAGAAGCACCGTCAAGGTGGAAAGACGGGGCAGATACCATTTTTGTAGCGTTGGCACCGCAACCGCACCTACTGGTTGTAGTACCATCCTTTACAAATTTTTCAAAAACATGTCCGTTAGTACAACGGAAGTCATATACTTTATACATCTAAAGGTTCTTCAGCCTCTGCTTCTGCTTGATCACGAGCAGCTTCGATAGTACCTTGTAGATTAATAACAGTTGCAAAAGCAGCTACTTGACCTTTACGAAAGTACAAATCTTCCTGATCTTTTACTGTTTGAATGTCTGCTAACTGCGTTGCGTTGTTGGAAAGTTCGCTAACGAGTTGTTTGAAACCTTCATGATTAAACAATTCATTGTAATTGTTAAAGTATGTTTCAAGCTCGGGTGTCATAGTTTCCTCTAAAGTTTACTGTATAGTTATATTATACCATACATTTTGTTAAATGTCAAGACTTTTTAGAAGTTTTTCTTCTACGGCCTGACGCTGTTACTGCATGTTTAATTTTAGCTGGTCCTGTTTTACGTTTAGCAGAGGACTTTTTTTCTGCTGCGGTCATCTTAGCTGCAACGGCTTTAGGTCTACAAGAAGGGTAAGGACGTTTACTCTTGGTAGCTGACTTACGACCGCAAGGCTTACCCGTTTTAACGTCCACCCAATCTTCTTTAAACCATTTAGTAAGACCGCTTTTGGTTTTACTCATAGGTTCCACCACGTTTTTTATACTCTTTAGTCAACCAACCTGAAGCATAAGCACTAGGCCAAACCTTGTACTTCTTTTTAGCCTCTGCTTTGACTCGTGAGTAAAGAGCTTTGTTTTTAGGTTTAGGACTACTTTTTGCCTTTGCCATAACTAACCTTCTTACCTGTTTTCTTGGCAGCTGCTTTAGCTTTCTTTTTACCTGCTGCTGTGTATGCGTACTTCTTACCGTTTACCATTGGCATAGTTAGCTCCTTATTTGATAGTAGTCTTCAATTGTACACCGGACTTGTCGTCCTTCATGTTTAAAGTATATTGATGCGCCTACTCTAAGCCACCGTAGTGATACTTGAGTTACGTCTTCAGATACTGCACAGTCCGGAACTACTACGTACTGCTGATCTGCTTTCTCAACGAGAATCTTGGTGTTAGCTGATGCCTGTAAAGACAGCAGCATTACCGCTACTATTAGTTTTCGCATTGTGTTCTCCTAACGTCATCACGACGTGTTATAGCCTCACGGCTGTAAGTTTAAGTTTTTACCATTTAGATTTATTTGCCCAATAAGCCGCAGACATTTTGCCTTTAGCTATGTTCTTTGCATGACGTGCTTTAAATGATTTACGTCTTGCTTTTTCTTTAGCAGTGGTAGGATTTTTACCTGCACCGCTAACGCCTTGTTGTCCGTACCTAATAGTCTTAACTTTGTCGCCTTCTTTAGCAACAACTACGTGAGACTTCTTAGGATGATTAGGTGTCCGCTTTGGTTTGTTGTACCCGCTTACGCCCGCTCGTGCTAGTCTTGGGTCCTTCTTTGCTGGCATTAGATAGTTCCTCCACCTTGCGTTCCAATTCCTCTAGGCGCTGGAATGTTCCTTTGAAGTGGTTGTTCACTTGGTCCAGTAGGGACTGCATTTCTTTCTGCGTTATTAGCATTAGTTTTGCCTTCTATTTGTTTCTCTTTAAGGAGAGTATCAGCAACACGCATACGTCGCTCAAACTCTTTATCTTCTTGATCACCTTCTTTAAGGTTTCGGGTGATAGCATTGATCTTATCAATCTCTAATTCTTGCGGTACAGCCATAGCTTCAGCAACTAGCTTAGTAGCTCGTGCGTTAGACTCTTGAGCCTGAGCAGACAACGCTGCTGTTTGTGACTGCTGGAACTGAAGTTGTGCTTGTTGCGCTGCCTGAGCCATTTGCTGTGCTTGAGGATTAGGCTGCATTGCTTGAGCCATAGCCGTAAGAAGTTCTTCACGGTTAGACAGGTTCATGTTGTCAATAACAGATTGAATTAACGTGTTGTACAATGGAGAGTCCTTACCCATTGTCTGTAGCAATTGAACTAATTGAGTAACTTCGTACTCACGAGCAATAATACCCAAAGTACTGCTAGCGTTAAACTTGTAATCTGCAACGGGGTAAGATTCGGGATCAAACTGCATATACCTATAAGCTGCTTTCTTGACAAACGGAATCAAAAAAGATTGTTGGAAGTTAATTAGTGTCCGCTTGTGACGTTTAATAATAGCGCCAAGAGACATACTAATGCCAGCGGCAGTACTCTCGCCATTAACTTGACCTGCAATTCCTGCTGAGTCCACTGCTCCTGTTGCCTGCTGTACCATTTGCTGCAATGCTCCGGCCTGAGCAAAAGTGATTTGACTAACTTGACCAAAGTTAAAAGGTTGAAGGACTTCACGAGGATCTCCACTAGTTAGTATCATCTTTCCGGGACGTACTTCAGGTTTTGAACCACGAGGTAGCCTAGTTGCGTCAATAGCCATCATAGGATGGATCGTAAGACTTAATGCATCAATTCTTGCACGTAGCTCTGTGTCAAGTGCTTTTTGACTGTTATAACCTTTTTCACATACACCACGACCCCAGAAACGTCCGGGTACTACGTCCCAAGGAAACGCAACAATAGGACGATCCTGCATCATATAAGGATTAGCTTCTGCCTTAAGAAGGATACCGCCATTAGCAATCACTACAACGGCTTCTACGTAACGTGATTCAGATCCTTGCTCACCTACCTCTTCTTCGTTATCGTCGCTTGTAGCGTCATCTAGAAGCTCTCGTGGCACTAAACCGTAGTACTTAGTCAAACGAACTTTGTCGTCACTGTAAACAGTTAAGTCTTGATCAGGTTCCAAGTCAGTATCAGGAGCGGCAGAACCAACATATACGTCACGGTACACTCCTTGTTCTTGTAGAAGTTCTACTTGGTGTCGGCTTACAAACTCATCAATAGCTACACCCATAGCATCTTCTACAGACGTAGCTACAGGATCAATTAAAAAGTTCTGAGGTAGTACAGGCTTAAGTTTTACTTTAACACGATCAGTAATATTTACTCCTACTGCTTGTAAGTCTCCACCCATAACAGGTTGAGTAGCAGGAGCCATCTCTTTCATTTCTTCAATAACAATTTCACCAATGCCTGTACCAAATACAGCAGCATTAATAAGACATTCAGCAACGGCCTTACGTACCATACACTCTTCAAAGTCTTCCGTTAATTTATTACGAAGGAACTGTACGTCTTGCTTGTTAGTGTCGCCCATGTTATCACTAACATCAAACCACTTACCACGACCAAACGTAGCCTCTTCTAGTTCCGCTACATTAGACTCAACTGCTTGTTGAAGTGCAGGAGAAATAATACGGGAACGCTCAGACCCACGCTGGCTGTCAGCAGGATCCCATTGACCACGCCATAATCTATAATATTCTTCAAATCTTTGCTCATAATTGCTTTCGTAGTTATCCCTCCAATCTTCACACTTGGTTATAACCCAATCTTCTAGAGCTTCTTGGATCATCAGAGGATCTTGTTCATATAGTTCAGTCATATCAGTATCCTGCTACAATATCTAAAATTTCAGGCTCGTCAAAATCTAAATCATCAATGCCATAAGGCACATTAGCTAACTGGTCAATGTACGCTAAAGCATCTACTAAATCGTCATGGGTTAATGGATCAGGGAACTGAAACAGTTGATCTAAGAAACGACTGTTCCACTCCCCTTTGTTTAATTCTATAATTCCGTTTTCAAAGCGTCCCTGCAATGCCCACATAATTCTATCTGTTTTCTTTTTGTTCCCGTGAGAAAGCTCTTCTACTCTAAAGAACATGCCGTATCGCTTTTGCATATCCATCAAAGGAGACATTACAGCTTGTTTAGCAATACCTCTTTCAATACCAACTGATATGGGACGGTAATCTCTAACGGCCTGAAATATCTTAAGTGCCGTTTCGTCAAGACTCCATCGTCCATAAATAATATTGTCAACATACCAACCATGCTCACTGACCTTAACCACGGCGATAGCTGTGTCGTCAAGTTTACTGCTTTTAGTTTTCTTTTTGTTGACTTCTTCAAAGCCAGCCAAGTCAACGGCAATGTAATAATCTCCTACTTCAGGTTCTTCGTCGCTAAAAGAAACCCAGTCCTCTTTAAACATTTCTGACCCACGAGCTTCAAACGACGCCATAAATTCTTGACGGAACGCATAGCTCGACATGCTTCGTTTAGCAATATCAATTTCCGACGGGTCCAATAAAGGATTATCGTAAGATGTAAAATGCCAAGCTTTGTACGTAGGGTCATCATCTAGCTCCGCATATTTGTAAAGTTCGTAAAAATGGTTCCGTCCCATTGGTGTCCCAATGAACATTGCACATCCTTTCTGATCCGCCAAGGCAGGTCTTAAGATTTGCTCAAACACCTCTGGTTTCATGTCAGCGTATTCGTCCATGACTAGAAACTTGAGGCTGACACCTCGCATGGTCTCTGGTCTGTCGGCACCTTTGAGGCTGATGGTAGCACCGTTGACAAGCTTAATTTGCAAATTATTAATGTGACTACCACTAATAACAGGATTTCCCAGTTCAAGTAGGGTTTGCCACATAATGTCTCTGGCTTGTCCCTGAGTAGGTGCGACGTAAAATACATGGCCTCTGTCCGCCTGAAGTGCGTTAACAATTAACATCCACGCTGCTAGCCTAGACTTTCCTGTACGTCGCCCAGCAGCTACTATTTTAAATCTTGTATCGTCTGCCCAGACATCTTGCTGCCAAGGCAGTAGTTCTATATTAAGATCCATTAAAGTTATTAAACACCGCAGGTGCTTCTAACAAATCAAACGTAACAACTACTTCTACGTTGCCTGCACTACCACTAGATGCCTTAATAATATCTCCGGGCTGTAGAACAAACACTGCACTACCGTCAATCAATAGATTTTCCTTTGAGGATATGTTAGTACCGTTGTAGATATACACATCTGGAGTAGGACTAGGCTTGTCTACAAACAATGTAATGCTATTCGTAGCATTGTGAAGGTTAGCTACAAAAGCCATGTTCCAGTGTGCTACGTAACCGTTAGGAATAGTAACAATTGTCTGCGTACTTGTGTCTGTTAAGTTCTTGTTCTTTGTATATAACATTAGTAAGTCCACATAACAGGTGTTGTACCACGCGTATCAACGTGTACAAAATCAGAAGCAATACCTATCCCAGTAAAACCTAAACGAATAGCCTCCGTTACAATCTTAAGGCGAAACACGGCGTTTGTTATTTTTATATCCGCCGCGATTCCCTGAGCATGGGTGCCGGGTACGTCTTTCTTAGCCTCAATCGGATGCTCAGTCGGATGTCGATACCCGCTAGTGATCGTGAAAGGAAACCCACACGCTGCTCTTAACTCGTCCATCTTCTCTAAAAAGTCTCGCTCCATGTTATTGGTGCCAGTGACTTGACAGTTAAACTCTGAAGGATCAAAATGCTTAAGATTCATCAATTACTTCGCCTTCTATAGTTGTAGGTTGTTCAACATCTACTGTACCAACACCACTAATATTAATCTGAATGGCGTTACGACCACCATCCTTAACAATATCCTTCTCAAACGCTGCAACGGGAAGTATTCTGTCCATTACAAGCTTCCACGCCGCTGCTTGATTCTTATGATCGTGGTCAAGAGCCGCATCAAAGATAGTGTCTAACACCTTTCTTGACTTTGGAGACGCTAACATACGTGCTTTGTATTCGTTAATGACGGCAGCGTCACCCTTCGGGCGACCAACAGCGTTGCGATTACCTTTTTTTACTGTTGTAACGTCACTTTTACGCGGTCTTCCACGCTTTCGGCGAGGAGGATTATCAACATCTGACATACATACCTCTTTAAAGACTCTTTAAAGTCTTGTTACCGTGCTTATATGACATACATTTAATAATTATCATATAAAATTTATCTTACCCAGCGCGGTAAAGAATCTTTAAAGACATAATATACTATTTATTGTACCATACTTTTAGGGATTTGTCAAGCATTATTTTTAACAAGACTACATTGTCCTTTAAACTGTACCAGCACGGTCCAGATTCTGAACTGCTTATGTTATTGATTTATATATTGTTTCTTGTTAGATAACTAGGGGTTATTTTAAGGTTCAATTTTGCTCTTTTTTGTATCTGAGTGGGACATGCACGTTGAT